CTACTCTATATGAGTAAAATTTTGCTAAATAAAACGAGACACTAGAGTAGAATGAACCTTCAGTTGAGGAAATTCAAGCCCGAAACAATCAGTGACGATCGGGTGTGTGTTTTCATCGGTAAGCGTAATACAGGTAAATCGACTCTCGTGAAAGATATCATGTTCCACAAGAGACATCTCCCAGCCGGGATCGTACTGTCGGGTACAGAGGAAGGAAATCACTTTTATTCCGATTTCATTCCAGACCTGTTCATCTACGGTGACTACGACAGAGACGCGATAGAGCGGGTGATGGCGAGACAGCGTAAGTTGGTCGGGAACGGTAAAACAAATTGTGGAGCATTCATGCTTCTGGATGACTGTATGTATGACAGTAAGTTCCTGAAAGACACGTGTATACGACAGTGCTTTATGAATGGGAGACACTGGAAAATCTTCTTCATGCTCACGATGCAATACGTCATGGATCTACCACCAGCTCTTCGCGCGAATGTTGATTATGTATTCATACTCAGGGAAAATATCATTCAAAATCGGGAAAAACTTTATAAATCATTCTTTGGCATCTTTCCATCCTTTGATATGTTTTGTAAGGTGATGGATGCGTGTACGGAAAACTACGAATGTCTCGTGTTAGACAATACTGTCAAGTCTAACAAGATTCAGGATTGCGTGTTTTGGTACAAGGCGACCGTCAGGAAAAACTTCAGGGTGGGTGGTCCAGATTTATGGCGCCTTCACAAGAAGATGTACAACCCCAAGCATTTCCAGCAGAAGGAAGATGATGCCAAGAAGGCGACAAAGAAGACAAACCTCAAAATCACAAAGACGCGTTGAGTGTTGAATTCAAAAACATGTGACTATACTAAATGGCTTCTGATCAAGTGCATACCATGAACCTCGCAGATGATGGCGAAGGGATGGTTCCCCTTAATGATAACCCATCCACGTCTTTTACACCCGAAAAAAATATGAGTCAAAGTAAAGAGACGATGGATTCTACTCCCATCAACGATATCATGATGGAACCACCTATGATGACCGATGAGCCCAGGATGCAGGGTATGATGCCCCAAATGACAGCTCCCCAGCCCCAAGCGGCTTATCCCACCCCCCAGGCGCCGACCAAGCCAGAGAAGAAGAACCCTCTCAACCTCACTGATGAGCAGCTGACTGCTCTGTTCGTCGCTGCGTGTGCCGCGGCTGCTGTGAGCAAGCCCGTCCAGGATCGCCTCGCGACTTCTATCCCCAAGTTCCTTAACGAACAAGGGGGTAGGAGTGTTGTCGGTCTCGCCGCCACGGGTGCGGTCGCTGCGATTCTATTCTACGTCGCCAAGGATTACATCGTCAAGCCCTGATTTTCCCATCCCATGTTACTGTAGATTGATGTATCAATACCCACAAAATAGGTTGTGAAGGCACCCACTATGAATGTCCCCATCAACAAGGCGCTCAGTTTAAGCTTCTTGTTATTGGAAACTGTGGAATCTTCGATAGCTTCTTTCGTTTCGGCAAAGACCATGTTCAGAATGTACGTGAGCACGAACGCGATGAGTGTGGTCGACAGGAAAAAGAGACGATCTACGGCGAGACGAGGAATGCTTCCGACGATGAGACGGAGCATGTTCGGTATGACGATGGTCATCCAAGTGACGTTCACGAGATAGTTGTTCGACATGGTCGGAACGAGGGACATTCCGTAGATCACCATCCAATAGACGATTGCCATGAGCAAAACACTCACGGGTGTCTTCATTTATGTAGGCGTAGATTATTTATCCTGGACGTGCTCACCACAAAACTCCGTCTTGTTTGGAATCTTCTGGTAAATACCGAGACGCAAGCAAATGTCCCGAAGTTCGACGTAATTGTTCCAGAATTCTTCCGAGTGGTCGTATTCACGCACGGTACAGTGCGCGAGTTCATGAATCAAGACATGGAAGATTTCGTTAACCTCACCATCAAGACATACGGCAATCTCACCACCCTTATTCGTGTTGTATCCGACGGCGCCATTCATGCGCAAGTATCCTGTGATGGGAATACATCTTTTCAGCATCTGAAACTTCTCGTGGTTCGTGTCATGTAAATGGTCTCGGAGAATTCGATACTTTTCTTTCACTTCAATCAGGCGCTGGGGTTCCGCAGTCTGTCGAAGAATCCACAAGTTTACCAGAATGAGGAGCGCGATGACGATCATCTGTTATAGACAAAGATAAATTTACTATAGAGTTTTGAAATTGGATTTCCACTGAGACTCTCCCAACTTTGTAGCGTAAACCCGAGATCCTCGAGACCGGTCACCAAGTGATCTTTGTACGCCACAGGTTCAGATTTCGGTCCATCTGCATAGTACGGTGTATCTGTGAGATGTACAAACAACTTTTCACCAAACCCACCGTTTCCGTGATCTTTCATCTTGAAAAAATTTCCCGAATCATCGATATACGGTGTTTGAAAGATGATCTTTTCGGAATCCGGAATGATCCCTATGAGGTGTCCACCTGGTTTGACTCGCTTTTTGATTTCCTTGATGGAACTCATGAAGAGTGATTTCGAAGCGAAGATGTAGTGGAGAGAAAAGTTGAAACACACGATGTCAAACTTTCTATTCGGGCAATTATGAATATCCCCCTCATAGAAATTGACACGCATGTGCATATTCTTCGCACGAGAACGAGCCTCCTCGAGGGCGGATGGCTCGGGGTCACACATGTTGATGTTCACACCGCACTTGTGCCATTTCTGAAGATCTCCACCAAACCCACAACCAACATCGAGGATGTGCTGGCCTTCACGAGCCACGGACTGTATGAGTGTCCGTTTGGCATCGTTATGATTCTTTCGAATCTCTTCCATGGATGGACATAGTTTTACCCTTTTAAGGTGTTTACTTAGGAACTTAAAGTTTTAGTGCGTCGGGTAGATATAATGTCTCTCGAAACCGACTACACCACTGTTCCCGGACAGGTCTTCGCGTGCCTCTCGATCATCGGTCCCGAGGCGCCTCAACGGAATGATAAGTTTGGTATCAAGATCCGTGGTGCGTTCGCCACGCGTGATGAGGCTGCGAAACACGCGAAGCGTCTTCAGAAGGAGGATCCCACGTTTGACATTTACGTCGTCGACATGTACAAATGGCTTCTGATTCCCCCAGACCCCACGAAGATTGAGGATGTGCACTACACCAACGAAAAGCTCGAGGAGATCATGACTGGTTACAAGGAGAACCAGTCGCAGGCGGCTCGCATGTTCAACGAGCGCAAACAGGCTATGGCGAATCAGATTACCCCCGGTGACGAAAACTCGAAGTTTTACACCAAGCCCGACGAGCCACCCATCTCTCACCCCGCGGAAGTTCTCGAACGTCTCAAGAAGGAGAAGCCCGATACGCCCATGGAGGAGCTCGTCAAGGAGGCTGATGAGATTGTCGCGAATGAGATTGCGGAGCGTCAGAAGAAGCGCGAAGAGGATGCGAAGCTCGGTGACATCAAGGAAGAGGAAGAATAATATTCACATATAGTAAACATAATGTTTAAGATTATCGTTACCATCGTTTTGGTCAGCGCCTTCTTTATTTTGTTTTTTAATCCAACGTTTGAATTACAAAACAAAATAGATTCAAACGACAAAGTCAGCACGACGGCTGGCTTTATCGAAGATACAGATGATGGGTTTATCATTCCGTCGTACCCGTCTCCCCTTATAAAGAGGGACAGTACAGGAAAGATTAAACCTATTTTAGGGGACATAGGGTCATTCGTCGCGTATTCAAGTATACCGGAGAATCACTGGTTGCATGGTTTTCCCCATAAAAAAGCCTAAGAGGAATACGGCGAACGCGATGATCCACGTCGACTTGTCAACCTTATCAAAGAGATCAAACTTCTCAGGTTGTGGTGGAGGTGGGGGTGGGTGCATAGGATAGTCCATGTAATAGGGTTGTTCTTCTTGTATGGGCTCCTCATTCTTTTCGGGTTCCATGGTTGGATTATATTCGATGGGGTTACCGATATCCGTTTCCATTTTCTAATTATAGTGTCGTTTTTTTTAAGCATCTTCTGACTCACTCTCATCATCCACGATGAAATCTTTGAGGTTACCGTTTTCGTCAGCGTCACTGTCACCCTCATCGTCTGAAGAAAATTCTTCTTCCTCGTCTGTGTCTATTTCAGAATCAAAGTCTGTGTCATGATCGTCATCGGCGTAATCATCTACTAGATCAGTCTCTGTGGGTTGAAACAGCTCAGGTTTCTTTATCTTGCGTCCAGAACGAGTGATCATTTAACTTACACGTGCCACTATTGTTTAAGTATCTTTACAATATCATGAGGCAAACCATGCGTTCTCGAAGTATTTTTCTTACAACGAGGACACTTTTGCCGAATCTCCTTCCCCTTAATCGTATACGACATCACGACATCTTCGTGCGAACCTTTGATCGTCTCGCAATAATTGGAATTCGTCAAGGCTAAAAACTGCGTCTTGTCTCTGTTGATACTCACAATCTGTAAATCTTCTGGTCCGTGCATGTGTTTCCTGATGAACGTTTCGAGGGGAGCCTTAACATCTCCACACTTCACCTGGGGTTTCTCGACACGTTTTTTAATTTCTGGACACTTTCTAAGATCCTCCTTCTTTGGATACAAGACTGAGATGATACTCGGTGGAAGTTGGTGTCGTCGACCACAGAAATCCTTACAGAATCCATCACGTCTTCCCCTGAGAGTTGGACACAGACAGAAACACTTTTGTAAAATCGTTTGGCCACTTATGATGAACCAAACATGATTCGAACCATGTTCTCTCTTGAGATTTTCACAGTATTTAGAAGTCGTCGAGACCAGGTACGTATCCTTCTTCTTGAACATTTTTGGGACGTATGCGTTTCCCTGACCCTCCATATTCGTTCGAATAAACTCTTCAATCTGACTTTTCATGGTATCGTCGTGTACCTCATCTTTCATCTGAGCAGCCGTGAATGTTCCCTCCTTCACGACTGTTGACGGGGGTGTGACGTGTGTCGTCTGAGGCTCATCCGTCCGTACGACTGCCATTCGAAGCGTCTCCATGGACGGATCCTGTGTGATGTTCATGATCGTACTCAAAGGACCGTGACGATACACGAACACCGGTAGATACGCCAATTGATCGATTTTGCCACCGTCACAACCGGTACACCCCTGACCGTTACATGCGTCATGTTTCGCCTTTTTGTACGACCACGGCATACGAAATCCACTCCCCTTCGTTCTTCTGTTTGCGTTTCCATAGACGGACGTGTCTATGATTTCATTCCAATCCGTTCCGCGACCCTTGGCTTTGGAAAGGGCGACGAGGATATGATCTCTGAGTGCCAGGGCTGAAGTTTGATCCACCACGAATCCTGCCCAGTTTAGATGGACACCCGTCTTGACGAGGTCTCCACACTTTTTAGGGGGTGAGACGGATATGAGACAATCTTTACCACCGTGACGTTTCACTTTGTCACAGATGACTTTACATATATCCTTGATTTCATCGAGTTCGAGGGCTTCTTTGTCCTTGTAATCGATATCGACAAAAAAGTTGTACGTTTCCGTCTTTTGTTCGACGACGTATAGACGCTCACCGCGTTTCACCGCCTCTACATACCTTTCGTGAAATTCGTTCAATCTATCAGATGGCACAGACAGGCATCCGCCGTCCAGGAGCACATGTGATGGATTGGAGACTTTTTTCAAAAAGCCGGTTTGAACACACCAGCTTTTAAACATACTTGAGTTACGAGACTATTCTCTAAACCACCTCATACAAGAGACATCCCGAAATTCTTTACCCTGAGAAAGTTCCTTCTTGATGGTTAAAAGTTCATAGACTGTTTTCTCTTCATTTTCCTTGATCCACTCTTCAATCTCTTCGTCGCATAGACCGCGATTCTTTTCAAGAAGTTCACTAATCTGTCGTAAAATGTAAGCCTTGGACTTCATTATTTTATAGAGAAGGTTTTTCTATTGAGAGAACTTATACACGCGTAAAATTGAGGATTCTTTATGACGTTATTCACGATAAGATTCCACCTCTTTCGCGAGTTGAACTCATCGAGTGTGTCATAGCTCATGTAATCGTTTTCGTCGTATGTCTTCCTGAAGGGTTGTTTCATGAGTTTTTTTAGATTCGTCTTGTGTTTTTCTTCATAAAATTTCTTAATCTGTGCGTGTTGCTCAGACCTCGAGTAGTTTACGAAGAATATAAAGACGTTATATTCGAGTTCCACACCTGGACTCTCCTTGACTGTAAACTTAAATTCGGTATATTCACCACTCTTGAGAGAAACCACACCCCGAGTTTCTTCCTCGAGTTCCCTGAGGGCACATCGAAGGGGATTGAAGATTTCACGGCGTCGACACCCACCTGTCACAAAAATCCAATCCTTAAACCTCCAGTCCCTCACCGTGAGAAACCGTGGTTTCCCATCGGTGAAACTAACCGGGACTGCTATCGCCTTGTACTTTTTCATTGCGCATTCGCAAGTTATAATAGACCGATATGTTTATTCTTCCTTCTTTTCTTCAGCCACTGGCTCGGGCTTCGGTTCTGGTTCGGGAATCGCAGTAGGCGGTGGGGCACTGAGATGCTTAATCACCTGAGCAGAAAATCCCTTGAACGAATTCATCTCTTCCTTCGTCTTGTTCAACTCTCGGAAGAGGAAGATGATACCGAGGGCGCACACGATGGTGGCCACGGTGAGAACGGTC